GTCGATACGAGCGGCGTTGTAAGCCTTTTGACTGATGCCGCCGACTTCGCTGGACGCGATGCCATCGTGGCGGTTGGGCTTCCTGCAAATGCAACATCGGCACGCGTCGTGGGGGCGCTCACGGGTGCCGCGTCTGCCTTTGTGCAGCAGGTCACCGCCGCGGGATCGCAGGATGGTTTCCCTCTTTCAGGCGGCAATGCCAGCTCGCCATGGACTCCAAATCCCGCCGACGCGTCGCATTGGCCGCTGGCCTTCATGGGTCTTGAGGCTAATTGGAGCGTCGGCTGATGGCACTCATCCTTTCATTCGCCACTGAGGCCAACGCGGATCTTCCGACAGCTTCGTGCGATGAGATCGGCCGCGCCACGCGGTGCTATGTCTCCGCCCACGACCGGGCGCGTGTCCATGACTCCCGCCTCGTGCGCGGTGAGAAGCGGTGCCTTGTGGCTGACTACAACGGAGCCATTAGTGCGGCGCGCGTAATCGCATCGATCATCTGGCGCTGCTACGACGGCTATGCAGTTGCCATGAGCAATGCCCGCATCCTGGATGGGTTACGCCAGGCCGCAGTCGATATCTCGGCCAACTGGCCCGGCTGCGAGTGGCTCCAATGCGAGGCCGCGCTAGACAACGGCGAGGTGTACGTGCAGCGCTTCCGCGTGGACGTGCGCGACTACCCGTGCTTCGACGTGCCGCCGGTTGTGTCTGGCCCGCTAGTGCTGACTGCACCGTGAGTCGCATCGCACACTGAGACTGACTGATATGGCGAAAGGGATCAAAACGGGCGGCGGCTCGCGCAAGGGCGTGCCCAACAAGGTCAATGCGGAGTTCCGGGAGACAGTGCGCCGGCTGCTTGAGGACAACAGCGAGAACGTTGGGCGCTGGCTGACTCAGGTTGCAGAGGGTGACGGCACGGAGGCGGGGAAGCCTGATCCGGCCAAGGCGCTAGACCTGATCGCCAAGTTGGCCGAGTTCGCGGCACCCAAGCTCAGCCGTACAGAGATGACCGGCCCCGGCGGCGGCCCGGTGCAGCAAAGCATCCGCGTATCGTTTGAATGACGATTGATGCGAAGTTCCCCGCCAAGCTTCGCTGCCTGTTCGAGCCGCACCGCTACAAGGTGCTGCATGGCGGTCGTGGTGGCGCCAAGAGCTGGGGCATTGCGCGTTACCTACTGATAGATGGCGCCACGAAGCGGCAGCGCTTCCTCTGCACTCGTGAGGTGCAGAAGTCGATCAAGGATTCGGTCCACAAGCTGCTGGGCGACCAAATCGAAGCGCTCGGGCTTGGGTCGTTCTACGAGATCCAGCAGACCGTCATCAAGGGAGCCAACGGAACGGAATTCTTGTTCGCCGGCCTCTCCGATCAAACGGCTGAGTCGATCAAGTCCTTTGAGGGCGTGGATAAGGTATGGGCCGAAGAAGCCCAGGCCATCAGCAAGCGTAGTTGGGACATCCTGATCCCGACCATCCGCAAGGACGGCTCCGAGATCATCGTTTCGCTGAACCCAGAGTTGGACACGGACGAAACCTACGTCCGCTTCATCGCCGCGCCGCCGCCGGACGCTGTGGTGGTCAAGGTCAATTATTCGGATAACCCGTGGTTCCCCGAAGTGCTGGAAAAGGAGCGCCAGCACGCCGAGGCCACAATGACGCCGGCCGACTACGCAAACATTTGGGAAGGCAAGTGCAAGCCGGCGGTATCGGGCGCGATCTATGCCGATGAGATAGCGCAGGCGCTTGAGAGCAAGCGTGTGTGCGACGTGGCCTACGACCCGGCACTGAAGGTCCAGGTGGTGTTTGACCTTGGCTGGAATGACGCCATGAGCCTGATCCTCGTACAGCGCCATTTGTCTACGCTGCGGGTGATCGCGTACCTGGAAGATTCGCACAAGACGCTCGATTGGTGGTCCGATGAACTAAAGCGGCGGCGCTACAACTGGGGCACGCTGTGGCTGCCTCACGACGGCGCGCATGGCGACTACAAGACCGGCAAGAGCGCCAAGGAGATCATGGAGGGCCTTGGCTGGGATGTGGAGATCGTCCCGCGCCAGCCGGTGGAAACGGGCATCCGAACGGCGCGCATGGCGTTCGGCCAGGTCTACTTCGACCAGCACCAAGCCGCCCGGTTGGTGGAGTGCTTGAAGCGCTACCGGCGCAATGTTCCGGCCAGCACAGGCGAGGCTTCGACCCCGCTGCACGACGAATACAGCCATGGCGCCGATGCCTTCCGTTACATGGCAATGGTCGCTGAGCGCATGAGCAACGATGAGGCCTCGTTAAGCCTCAACAACTACCTGACGGACTACTGATGGCCGCAAAAGACACCGACGCGCTTGCCGAAATGCGCAAGCGGTACGCCCGTGCGCGCGATCATTGGGCCGACCTGTACGATCAGGCGCGCAACGACATCAAGTTCGTGGACGTGCCGGGCAATCAGTGGGATGAAAAGCTGCGGGCGCGCCGTGGCGAGCGGGCATGCTACGAATTCCCGAAGCTCAAGGGGCATGTGCGCCAGGTTGTGAACGAAATGCGCCAGAGCCGGCCGCAGGGCAAGGTGCGCGGCGTGGAGGATTCGGACCAGGCGCTGGCCGAGGTGATGCAGGGCCTGTGCCGCAACATCGAGTCGGTGAGCAACGCTGACCACGCCTACGACATTGCGTTCGATCAGGCGGTCAAGGGCGGGATTGGCTACTGGCGCGTGACGACCGATTACGCCAGTCCGGACGACTTCGACCTTGACGTTTTCATCAAGCCCATTCGTAACTTCGTGGCGGTAAAGTTCGACCCCGCGTCTACGGAAATCGACCGCAGCGACGCCAACTTCTGCTTTGTCGAGGAACTGATCGCCAAGGACGATTTCGAGCGGCGCTACCCCGATGCCGACCTGACCGACTTCGACACCGACCACGAGGTCAAGGATTGGTTCGAGTCCGATCAGATCCGCGTGGTGGAGTATTGGTACAAGGAGCCGGTCAAGCGCGAGATTTGGGCGCTTTCCAGCGGCGATGTGGTCAGCTCCGAGGACCTTACCGAGGCCGAGCTGCAAAAGGCCGGCATCACGATCACCAAGCGCCGCACGGTCGAGGCCAAGAAGGTCATGATGCGCCTTGCCAATGGACGCGAGTTCCTCACCGAGGCTTACGAGTTCCCGAGCCAGTACATCCCCATCGTTCCGGTGTGGGGCGAAATCCAGAACATCGACGGCGTTGACTACGTGCAGGGCATGGTGCGCCCGAGCAAGGACCAGCAGCGCCTACACAACGTCCACCGGACGGCCATGACCGAGGCCGTTGCCAAGGCCCCCAAGGCGCCATTCCTGCTCAAGCTCAAATGGATCAAGGGGCTTGAGTCGTTCTGGAACCGTGCTAACGCCGAAGATTTCCCGTACCTTCCGGTCCACGACAATGCGGACGCCATGCCGCAGCGCGCCAATCAGGCCGAAGTCCCCGCCGCGCTGATACAGCTCGCCGGCATGGACAACGACGACATGAAGGCGGCGACAGGGCAGTACGACGCCAGCCTGGGTGCGCGGTCGAACGAAACCAGCGGCATTGCCATCGGTCAGCGCAAGCAGCAGGGCGCCACGGCCACGTTCCATTACGTGGATAACCTCGGCTACGCGATCCGACAGACCTATCGCATCCTGATCGACATGATTCCCAAGGTGTACGACACGCCGCGGGTGGTCCGCATCCTGGGCGAGGACGGCGGCGCGAAGTGGAAGCAGCTCTATCACCAGGTCACCGATCCGGAAACCGGGCAGCCGGTGGTGCTGAATGACATCAGCAAGGGCAAGTACGACGTGGTGGTGACGGTTGGCCCGAGCTATGCCACGCAGCGCATGGAGGCGGTGGACGCCTTCGCGCAGATGGCCGGACAGCTTGGCCCGCAGTTCCCGCCGCTGGCTGCGATCCTGGCCTATCAGGTCGTCAAGAACGTGGATCTTCCTGGATCGGACGAGGTGGACAAGGCGCTTCGCAGGATCATGGTGGCGCAAGGCCTCCTGGAACCGCAGGAAGGCGATCCGCCGCCGCAGCCGGCTCCGCAGCCGCCACCCGACCCGCGCGTCATGGCCCAGGTGCAGAAGCTCACCGCCGACGCCGAGCGGTCCCATGCGCAGGCACAAAAGACGCAGGCCGAAACAGCGCTGCTCGATCCGAAGGCGCAGGCTGAGATCGACAAAGCCAACGCGCAGGCCTATCAGATGCAGGCAAGCGCCAACGGTCAGCACATGGACAACCTGGATCGCATCCATATAGCCCGGGGAGGCATCCCGCCACCTGACCCATCCACCTTCAATCAGACCCAAACCCAACCGCCGCAAGGCGGTTTTTCTTTGCCCGAATCAGGGCAGCAGCCGGGCTTCTAGCCCAAGCGCATCGGCCGCCTTGCCGACACCCGAAAGGATGAAGCCCCATGAGTGACGAAACCACCCTTGTTGAGGGTGCGGGCGCGGCTGCGCCTGCTGAAGTGACTGACACGCCGGCTGCTGAGCCGACCGAAGGCGCCACGCCTGAAGCACAAGCCGCAGAGGCGGCCCAGGCCGAAGCCGCCAAGAAGGCCGATGAAGAACAGCAGCGTAAGAAGAACCGCACGCGCGAGTACATCAACCGCATCAACCGCGAGAACGCGGAGCTGCGCCAGCGCATGGCCGAGTTCGAGGCCAGGACGAAGGCGCCCGCACCAAGTGAATCCGAGCCAAAGATCGAGGATTTCAATTTCGACATCGGGGCGTTCAATCGGGCGCATACCGAGTACGTCCTGAAGCAACACCAGGAACAGCAAAGCAAGGCCGATCAGGCCCGACGTGACGCGGAAACCGCCGCGACCTACAACGAGAAGGTTGCGGATTTCGTTGGTGACCATCCGGACTTCCCGGAAGTCGTCAACTCGATTGCTTACCCGCTTTCGCCGGCCATCGAGGCCGCGATCATGGCCCATGAGCTAGGGCCGCAGATCGCTTATTTCCTTGGCTCTGATGACGATGCCGCCTTCCAGTTGGCCGCCGTGCAACCGCACCTGGCCGCCGCTGCGGTTCAGCGCATCGCCTCGCGTCTGACGGCCGCGCATCAAGCGCCGCAAGCCCAACCGACCCCCAAGCCCGTGACCAAGGCGCCCGCGCCTGTGCCGACCGTTTCGGCTCGAGCTCCGACGGAAACCCCGCCGGAGAAGTTGACCGACGACGAGTGGTTCAAGCGCCGCCGCAAGCAGGGCTAACCCAAGGAAACCATTCCCATGAGCAATACCTTGCTTACCCATCAGATGATCGCCCGTGAAGCGGCGGCCATGCTGGTGGAAGATGCCAACCTCATCAAGAACATCAACACCGGCCGCTCGGACGAGTTCGGCCAGAACGTGCAGGGCTACCAGAAGGGCGATTTTGTCGATATCGGCGTGCCCAATGTGCCGACCGTGTACGACGGTTCGCAGTTCGCTGGTGGCGGCTCCGCGCCCGACTGGACCGAGCAGAAGGTCCGGTTGCAGCTCAACAAGCAGAAGCACGTCCCGGTGGCCTTCACGGCCAAGGAAAAGAAGCTCAGCCTGACCGACTTCAAGGCTCGCATCCTGAAGCCTGCGATGCAGTCCCTTGCGTCCATCGTGCAGGCGGATCTTCTGTCCGACTTCGTCGCCTCGGTCCCGAACGTTGTGGGTACGTGGGGCACGGTGCCGAGCACCCGCACTCCGTATGCCCAGGCCCGCGCCAAGCTGGAGAACTTCCTGGCGCCGACCGGGCAGCGGACCATCCTGTTCTCGTCCGATGCCAACGTGGGCCTGGCCGAGGCGAATGCGACGCTGTTCCACGACTCCAAGGAGATCAAGAGCGCGTTCGATGACGGCGCGGTGGGCCGTTATGCGGGCTTCGACTTCTACGAGAACCAGTCCCTGCCGGTCATCGCCAATGGTGCCGGGGCGGGCTATCTCGTGAACGGCGCGGGCCAGTCGGGCAGCTCCCTGGTGGTCGATACCGGCACGGGCGCCATGCCGCGCGGCACGGTGTTCACCATCGCTGGCGTCAACGCCATCCACCCGATCACAGGGGCGTCGCTGGGCTATCTGCGCCAGTTCGTAGTCACCGCGGACTACGCGGGCGGCGGTGGCAGTGTGGCGATCTACCCGGCGATCACGCCGCACTCGGCGAGCGTCGTCGGCACCGTGGACGCGGCTCCGGCCGACAACGCGGCCATCACGATCTTCGGCACCGCCTCGCAGTCCAAGCGCCAGAACCTGGCCTTCCACCGCGACGCCTTCGCTGCCGCCTTCGTCCCGCTGCCGGTGCTCGCCTCGTGCGAGGGCTACACCGCCACGGTGCAGGGCATCAGCGTGCGCGTGATGACCTTTGGTGACGGCCTGAACGACATCGAGCGGACCCGCATCGATGTGCTGTACGGCAATGCCACGGTCCGCAACGACCACGCCTGCCGCATCACCGAGTAATCACCGCAGTGGCTTGGATGGGCGTCCTCCGGGGCGCCCATCTTTTTTGGGAGGCCGCATGGAATACCCGCACATGCTCTACAAGGACGGCGAAATCGGCGATGACTGGGTGATCGTCTACGACGCCGAGGAAGAGGCCAAGGCTGTCAAGCAGGGCTACATCCGCCACAGCGCGCCCAAGCCTGACAAGCGCAAGGCCAAGCAGGCATGACCCAGGTTATCGACATCGTGCGCGATGCCCTGGGGCACCTGCGCGTGACGGATGCAAACGGCCCGGTGGACGAGAACGACTGTGCCGACGCTATCGGCGCGCTCAACCGCCTGATGCGCGCCTGGGAGGCTGAAGGTCTTTCCATGGGCTGGTCGGACGTGTCCGCGCCAGAACATGACATGCCGACGCCGCCGGAGGCTGATGAGGCCATCGGGGCGCACCTTGCGCTGCGGTTGGCATCGAAGTACGGCAAGCAGCCCGACCCCACGGTTGCGGCTATTGCGGGCAATGGCGAGGCCATGCTTCGCGCCCAAGTGGCATCCAACAGTTTCGAACGGATCGACTACCCCGACCTTCCCATTGGGCAGGGCCAGCGGCTCGGCTATCGCGGCTGGCGCAACGGATTTATCGGCTGATGCGCTGGCAGCCTATGGCCCTCGTCGGTGGCGCGTATGCCGACGACAACCGTCCGTGGTCGCACCAGGATTGTGTCAACTACATCCCCGTTCGCGCGGAACGTGAAGGCACGCGCTCACCAGCCATCCTTCGCGGACTCCCGGGTCTTGTGCCTTTCGCCACGATGGGATCGGGCGAGATTGTCGGCGGCCCGATCCGCGGCGCTCGTAACGTTGAGGGCCGGCTGTTCGTCGTGTCGGGGCAGTACCTGTTTTCCGTCGACACCAAGGGCAACGCGACGTCGCTGGGTTCGATCCCCGGCGTGAAACGGTGCAGCCTGAGCCACAATCAGATCGCGGGAGGTAACCAGCTCGTCATTGCCAACGGGCAGGGCGGCTACATCTACGACACCACCACGGGCACGCTTAGCCAGATCACGGATGATGCCTTCCCGGGCGCCATCAGCTTTGATTTCGTCGATGGCTACATTCTGGGTATCGAGCCGGCGCGGCGCTTTGCTTACACGTCCGACCTAGCCGCAGCGTCCAGCTACAGCAGCCTGGATCGGTACGAGGCCGAAGGCTCTCCCGACCTTCTCGTGGGTCAGGCAGTGACCCACCGTGAATGGTGGCTCATGGGCGAGCGCACCATCGAGCCTTTTATCAACACGGGCGCAACCGAGGGCACATTCCAGCGTGCTCAGGGCACGGTCATGGAGGTGGGGCTCGCCTCCACCTACGCCGTTGCCGTGATGGACAACAGCGTGTTCTGGCTTGGCAACGACGGCATCGTCTACCGGGCGCAGGGCTACACGCCGCAGCGCATTTCCACCCACGCCATTGAGCAGGCAATCGCCCGCTGCAACCTAGCGCAGGCGTTCGCCTTTACCTTCGAGGATCGCGGGCACAAGGTCTTTTACCTGACCTTCCCGGATGGTCAGACGTGGGGCTATGACGCCGCCTCGGGCGACTGGCACCGCCGCTCCTCCTATGGGCTGGATCGCTGGCGCATCAACACGCTGACCTATTGGAATGGCTCGTGGATTGCGGGCGATTACACGACGAACAAGCTCTACAAGCTGGACTGGAACGTCCAGCAGGAAGATGGCCAGCCCATGGAGCGCCGTCGCCTTACGGGCGTGCAGCACGACGGGCACAACGCGCTGATCTTGAACGGC